ATACGCCATGGTGTAGTATTTAATAGTAAATGAATGCTAGGAAAAGACTTATTTTTTATCTTTAGCTTCTTTATCTTTTGCGGCTTTTTTCATTGGCTCTGTCTTATTACCATCTTTGTCTAAGTCTATGTAGTCTGGTTTTGCTTTTGCCGCTTCCTGATATGCTTGTTTAAAACCTTCATATTGAGTTCTTAAACTATTTGCTAAATCTTGTTCTGTAATAGTATCTTCCACAGCCATTGGATTATCGCCTGGATACTCTTTTTTGTATTGAACTTTTTGCTTGTTTAAACCACCTGAATGAACATTTACTAATGAATCAATGTCTTGTGTTTTTGGCTCGTCTTTTTCTCTGTCAGCTGGTGAGTTCGCAAAAGTTTCTTCTTGTTTTTCCATGTCAGGCTTTGTCATCATGTCACGCATTTTTGCCATCTGCATACTGCCCATAGCATCATCACCTGGCACGTCCATTTTCGTATTCATAGCACCCGGGTCCATTTCTTTGTCCATGCCGCCGTGGTCCATGTCTGGTTTGTCCATACCCATCATAGATGCGTCAACAGGTTTGACTCCTGCCATTTTTAATATTTGCATTAACATTCCTGCTTCTTCTGGAGTGTCTGCTGTAATTTTTATATCTTCTTTTACTTCTTTTTTGTCTTTTGTTTCCATGGTATTTGTATTTATCTCCTCAAAATCGCTATCTCTTAATGTATGCTCTTCGTCTCCAACTTTGAATTTATCACCTTTCTTCATGCCTGCCGCTTTGGCTTGTTGTACAGCTTGTGCAAAAGCATTGCCTTCATCTGTTTGACCTTCGTTTGCATCACCGTCATCGTTGAATTTGTCATTGACCATTTTTGCCGCTGTCTCTAACTCATAACTTGTTGGCATAGAAGCTTTTTTTGCTTTGTCCATTAAATCTTGTATGACCATTCTTTTTGGCATTTTTAAATCACCGTCATCATTTACATAATCTGTAAGTGCTTCTTCAGCTCCAATCATGATGTCACTCATTCCGCCAACTCTTTCTTGCACCTCGTCGTCTGCCATTGCTTGTTTGGTTGCTGTTGCATACATCACTGCGTCTGCATCTTTGCCATATCTTTTTTTGAATCCTGCTTTGTCTTTTTTCATGCCTTTAACTATTTTTTCTCTTTTGTCCATTTCGCCACCTGTCATTGATCTACCTGTTGTAGAATGCTCTCCGCCATGTTTTTCTGTGATTTCGCTTTGCGAGATTTCGTTCAATCTTTTTATGACGTCAATCATTTCCATATTATGCTCTCTTTGGATCTGGATGAGGATTAGTTGATTTGGTTAAAGGAGACATTGCCGACTCGTCTTCTTTGGTTGTAATATTTTCTTTTTCTTTTGGAATGTCTTTGTTTTCTTCTCTGTCTTTTAATAATTCTTTTAACAAACTCATGTTTGCTTTACTTGAATGAAAATCTTCTGCATTCACTTCTGGGGAATCTTTGTATTCAATATCCATTAATTTATTTTTGTATTCTGACTGTGTTGCTACTTGCATTTGTTCTTGATACTCTTCTGTTGGCTCTCCAGGCTTTCTAACAACAATGTGTGTTTGTGGAATATTCATATGCACACCTAGATATTCTTTCATTTCTCTCGCTGATGCTGGATAGTTTGTTGTAACATCAAATATAGTTACAGATTCGTTGCTTAATGCCGGAAAGTCTAAAGGCAAAGTTTGTATTGGTGTTTTTTTGCCTGCTGACATTTTTGCAACTTCAAATTTTGCCAGTGCAGTTTCCATTTTTGTTGTAAAATTTTTGTCTATTTCGCCTACTATTTTTATTTTGTAGTCATATGACTTTGTTGATTCTGTAAGGTATTTTTGGAACGTGCTCATATGCAATATTTAGTCTTTTTTAAGCAGTTTCTTCATTAATTCATTACGGTCTGATATTACAAAACCGTCTTGTGCTTCAATTGGGCCGGTGTCTTTATCACCGTCTTTGTCTATCTTCATTTTTTTAAGTTGAAGTTCTACCATTTTTAGTTTCTTGTCAATTTTAGATCCTTTTGCGTCAATGGCATTGCGTAGCATGGTGCTTGCAACCTCAAATATACGTCCTGAATATCGAGAATCCACGTTCATACCTAAGTCCATTAAGTTTTTGTAACTTTCTTCAGCTTCTACTGCTAACTTATCAAGCTCAAGATCTGACAATTCGCCAAGTCCTTTTACCTGCGGCAGTGCGGCCGCTACTTTATCAAATTCAGCATACGTTTTCTCAAGGTTTTTTGCTGTTTGTGGATCTAGGTTTTTTGATTTTCCATTAACTTTGTCTTTATCAGTTTTTGCTTTTTCTTTAGCATCAACTTCTTTAAAAGCATCTTTAACATTTGGTAAATTTAAAATATCTTCTAGTTTCTTTGTCATTGTTTTATTTACTTACGTGTGCCGTTATGAAATAGTTGATCTTCTGATAAAACTCTAAAACGTATTTTATTCTGTTTAGCATAGGCATTAGCCGCTTCCCATTTGGCCATGTTCAAAGCAACTTGTTTTTTCTTAGCAAAACTTTTTCCAGCATCAACCATATTTGTTTGCGATTTAGGTTTAACTTCAATGAGTTCGGCATTCTTTTTTCCATTTTTGTCTACATAAACTATAAAAAAATCTGGTACGTATACTGTATATTTTCCTGTAAACGGATGCCTGTAAGGAATCTTTATTGATTCACTGGCCCATTTGGCCACATATGGATGTTCATCACAAAGTCTCATAAATGCTTGCTCCCAACTGGAACGGTAAGTTGGAGTTTTTAAACCAATATATTTTTCTCTATTTTTTGGAAAGAATTTTCCTCGTGCAAATCTTGGTAACATTAATCTAGTATATTTCTAGATACAGTGTCTTTCGTATTTAAAGTTTGTCTTACTCCCAACTTACTAGACTTGTATCTGTTTGCATTTAATATTATTGTTAAGATTTCAGATAGTTGTACATCAGTAATACCGGATAATTTGTCTAATACTTCTTGCGATTTAATATTGTCAATTTTTGCTTGTGACAAGATTACATAAGCTGTTGATTCAGCGGATGTTCTTGAAAAGCCTCTTCTAACAAAAAATGCAATTGCGGCATCGTATTCACTTGGATCAAATTGATAATCTTCTTGATAGGTAGATGTTGTTAATTTGGTAATTGTTTTGTCCAAGTCATCTTGATTTTTTGGAGGTAAGTTTGTATATATTTCTGCCATTACAATGATGCTTTCTCTGTTTGAATATTCACATCCAGCGATGTCCTATTAATTCTAACATAACCTTCTGTTACAAGTTTTCTGATATTGGTCACTGTTTTTGCTCGGTATACTGATTTTGTTGTTTCAGTTGATCCAGCAAATTCTACATCACTTTCAGCTACTGTGAGATCCCTACGTGATCCAATGTCCTTGTAATATATTATTGAGGCAACTTTGTCTTTAGCTGTGTCATCATTGGTGATTAATTGGTATGCCTCTTCAGCAGTAAAATACAAATTGCTATCAAAAGTTGGATTTGATATAACTCTTGAATCTGCTCTATTTTGATTATCACTTGTGCCTTTAGCATTGGCTATGGTGCCTGCGGCTACAAGAGCGGAACCAACAATAAAAGAAGACACCGGATTTGTTACGGCCGCTTGTTTGCCAATTTCTTGTATACCTTTTTTTGCAAGACCCTTTAATTCAGCTTTAACATCTTTTTTCTTTATTTTTTTTGCATTATTGTAAGTGTTTACTGCTCCTAATACTGCTCCAAGGAAATTTCCACTTTCTTTTGCTCTAATAACAGAACCAATACCGTCCACTATTCCGCCCGGTCCAAATATTGAATTAGTGCCGCCTCCTAAAATTGTTAATGGGGAAGGTTCTTTGTCATAATTGATAGTTGCAAATCCAGGAACATTGTTTACATTTACAATACCTGATTTGTATAAAACTGTTTCGTAAAATATTTGCATAGTGTTTGCCATCACTCCTGTGCCGTCAGCGTTGTCTAAATCATCATGAGCAAATGATCCAATCATTGGATTAATTAAAGTCATTGAAGTAAATCTTTTTTTATGCAACACAAATATTTCTATAGATTTAAGATATGGTGCTTTTCTTTGCTTTGGCGTATCCATACCAAACTTTGTGATTTTTTTATTACCAATACTATCATAAAGATCATCCTTTGTAATATCAGCTATGTCAGCACGATTAATTGCCACTGAATCAGCTATGTGATATTCATAATATTTTTTCCAAAATGCATTTACTGTATCTGCATGATCGTCATGAAAAGTTATATTCACTGGCTCGTATTGTATACGAGTAGCCGCATACATTTTTTTATTGTACTGTTGTTTTTCTTCTAAGTTTAATCCATACTTTGGAAGTTGACACGCTTTAACTAACATGTTTAATTGGTAACGTTCTGCAGAACTAAAGCCGTCAACAAATAAAGTTTCGTCTGTGTTGAACACTACATGATATAAAAATTTTTGTTTTGGTAATAATTTAAAGTTGTTATCAAGATATAATCTTGACGCATGACGAAAATCTTTCATTCCTGGAAGACCATCTTGAAATCCTTTTAAGAAGTCGTTTATCTTTGGCATACTGTTATTTATAGTCACAAAAAAAGCGCCTATAAAGACGCTTTTGATGTATTATAAATGCTAATTTAAAATTTTATTATTGTCCACCACCTGTACTCAATGTACCAATAGTTCTTGTTACTGCTGTACCAATTCCTGTACCGGTTGGTGTCTGTATTGCATTGTCGTATCTTACTGACAATGTAATTGTTGCTGGTTCTGATGTGTTGTATGCTAATGTGTTGTAGTTCACATTGTCAACATATGCACCATACAATTCAAATGTTTCTAAAATATTTGGTGCACTTGCGCCGTTACCACCATCAAGCATTTCAATTCTACCTGTAAATTTGTAGTCAATACCTGATGCCGCTGAACTTTGTTCAAAGAAATCAAATTGTTTCTGAATCTGTTCACCAACTAGTTTGCTGACTGAGTTGTTAACATCATCTCTTAATGTGATTGTGATTGGTTCCCAAGTGTGTTTGCCTGCAATGTATACTCTTGAGTTGTATACATCTAGTGTAACTTGATCAAAACCTAACTGTGGTCTCGTAATGTCCACAACTTGTTTGGTTAATTCTGATCTCGGTGTTGATACTCCAAAACCTTCCAGGATTGCTCTAAAACGATATTGCAGTTTTGGCATCAATAAGCCTTGTGATGCTGAACTTTGATCGTTTGCTAAAGGTACTGTAAATTTTGATAATGTTGATATTGCCATCTGTTTCTCCTATTTATCCAAAATTAGTTCCCTAATTTTGCTATTTCTCCTGTGTTTTTGATTCTTAATGGTATGAAGATAAATTCAACTGATTTCACAGGTTCAATTGCTATATCAACATAAAGTTCATTTCTGTCTATTCTTGTAGGTGTGTTGTTTGTTTCGTCACACACGACTAAGAAGTCAAACAATGCTCTTTGTCCAACTAACTCTAACATAAAGGATTCGATTGCTTGTTTTATTTCGTTCCTTGTTAAGCCATCATTTGGTTCAAAAATAAACGGTTTTGCTATGGCATCTAATTGATTTCTTAGATACACTGTAAGTCTTGCTACGTTTATTCTATCTAGTGCCGATGGTGCTGATGTTTTAGTTAGGTTACCAAAGTTTACAATACCTGCTCCTGAGAAGAAAGTAATTGGATTTATTTTGACATCATGCATTGTATCTCTTATTGACTCCGTAACAGATATCTGAGAGAATTCACCTTCACTGTCAATAAATCCGACTGCTGTTGCATTAGTTACAACACCACGTCTTGTACCATCTTCTTCTTCTTC